GCTAAGTTTACCAAAGAGGGTTATTTTGTTGCTAAATCAGTAGATCCTGCTTGTCCATTTGATATTGTTATCGTTGACAAAGATGGTAAAATAACACTCATTGATATTAAAACAATTACTTATAGAAAAACAAATAGAGGTAAAAGTTTAAAAGATAAGCCTAAAGGTTCTTACAAAATTTGTAGAAGTCCTACTAAAGAACAAAAAAAATTAGGTATAAAATTAATAATGGTAGATTATGAAAGTTAGTGAAAATACATCTATATCAATGCCAATGAAAAATTTAATTTCCATAGTTATTGCTGTGGCGATTGGAGTTTGGGCATATTTTGGTATTGTTGAAACTCTAAACAAACATAGCACTACACTAGAATTAATGCAAAAAGATTTAGAAGCTAACTCTGAATTTAGGATAAAATATCCAAGAGGAGAACTTGGTCAATCAAGTGGAGAAGCAGAATTATTTATGCTTGTAGAACACATGAGTGGTCTGATTGAGTCTATGGATGAAGAATTAAAAAATATGAGAAACAATAAAATTAATATTGATTTTTTAAAAGAACAAATTGGTAAATTACAAGTAGATGTAGAAAAATTAATTAGGAATGGTAATGGAACGTATAAATAGACAATTTATTGATTTTATAAAACAAATTAAAAAAGATAGATTTACACAAATTTTAAATAAAAATAAAAAAGAAGTAAATATTGGTGCAAATGGTACACAAAAATATGTAATTAAAAAAGGAATAAATAAAGGCAAAGTATTATGATAGAAATGGTTTTTGCATTATTGCTTTTACAAGATCATAAAATTATAGAGCATAGGTATCATGAAAGTTTATCAAGTTGTTTAAAAGCAAAAAGATATGCTATGAAAGATAGAAATAGTAAAGATAGAGTTGTTTTTAAATGTATTCAATCTAAGGCTAACATAGAAATTTACATGGGAGAAAAAAAAATTACTTCTTTAATATTAAAATGATAAATAAATATATATACAAAATTTTAAGTTTCTTTAATACTTGGTCAGAAAAATTAGATAAAGTATTTTTTCCACCAAAAAGAAAAAGAAAAAAAAAGTGTAAAGACTGTCATTGTAATTGTCATTGTGACGATCAAATTCATGCACATTGGTATGATGGCGATCTTTGTACTTGTGATAATTGCAAACATTAAGGACTTTATGAGGTGTAACTATGGAATATTTATTTATAAAACTAGAATGTTTATGCAGAAAACTATATGGTCTTGTTTGGCGATGGCGAATAAGATTTACAGCTAACTTGGAGAAAAGAAATGTACGAAGAACTAAAAGAACAAATAAAAAAACATGAAGGTTTTGTACCTAAAATTTATAAGTGTCCATTAGGTAAAAGAACTATTGGTTATGGTCATTTAGTATTAGACCATGAACAATTTGAAGAGGATAAAGAATATACTAAAGAACAATTAGAATTAGTATTTGAAAAAGATTTTGAAATGTCTTTAAATGATGCTAATAAAATACTTGAGGGTAAACCAGTAAATCATATAGCAAGAGAATGTGTTATAGAATTAGTTTTTAATATTGGTATGCCAAGAACTAAAAAATTTGTTAAAATGTTATCTGCTTTAGATAGAGAAGATTATGGTGAAGCTGCTTTTCAAATTATGGATTCACTTTATGCAAGACAAGTTCCAAATAGAGCAAATGCAATTGCAACTAAAATGCGATCTGCAAAAACATAGGAGGTATCATGTGGTTTAGTGCAATAAAATTAGCTATCAATGCTGGTAGCCACATCTATAAAAAGAAACAAGAAACTAAAATGCGTATGGCAGATGCTCAATATCTTCATGCAGAAAAGATGGCTAGAGGTGAGGAAAATTATCAGGGCAAACTTTTAGAGGCAAGACAATCAGACTGGAAAGACGAATTTGTATTGGTCGTTTTAACTTTGCCGATATTAGTAATTGCCTATGGAGTTTTCAGCGAAGATCCTGCTGCGTCTGCAAAAATAAAAGAGTTCTTTGAACAATTCCAGCAGCTGCCTTCATGGTTTACCAATCTTTGGATTTTAGTCGTTGCGTCAATATATGGTATAAAAGGTACACAGATTTTTCGTAATAAAAAATAAATGTCTGATAGTATAGATATAATTAACGAATACAAAGATCAGGTTCGTATTCTTAAACAAGAAGTTGCAGAGCTTCAAGACGCAGGTAAGTCTAAAGATTCTGCAAATAAAAGATGTTTACAAAAATTAGAACACTTAACCAAAGACCTTGAAGATGCTAACGCAAAAATCAAAAAGTTGGAGGAAATAAAGGATGATAAATGAAAGTAATGCTAACAATAGTTATGTGCAGCACTCTAGCGAATACTTGCCTAGACCCTCATACTTTTCCTAAAGTATATGACAATTATTATGAATGTCTTATTGATGGTTATCAAAAATCATTAGATAAAACTAAAGAAATAGGTAAATTAGAAATTAATAATTATCAGATATACTCAAAATTTGATTGTCAAGAAGTTATAACTCCTCTACCTAAACCTAAAATAAAAGCATGATTTATTGTATTTTATGGAAAAGACATGGTAAACATGAAATGTTTACAAATCAAATATTTAGCACAGAAAAAGATGCTATTGATTTTGCAAAAAGATCAAAACTTAAAAAAAAACATGATTGCAGAATAAAAGAATATGATTATAAATATTTTAATGGAGTTACATTAGACGATGGCGATAGACAAATCTAAAATGAAATGCAATACACCTAGACGACAAGTACAAGGTGGTAAAAAATTTGTAGTCAAAGCCTGTAAAGGTGGCAAAGAAAAAATTATTAGATATGGTGATGCCAACATGAAAATTAGAAAAAACAACCCAGCAGCTAGAAAAAGTTTTAGAGCAAGGCACAGATGTGCTAGTGCAAAAGATATATTTTCTGCAAGATATTGGTCTTGCAAAAAATGGTGAGGTCTATTATAAAATTAATAGTCAAAGCAAGAATGCTATATGCTGATTTAAGAGGTCATCATGGTAAAAAATGGAACTATGAACCTGGCGATTGGTATATGGGTCGTAAAAACAAAAGGAGATAATCATGCCAAAACATTATGGAATGAAAAAAAAAGATAAGAAAAAGAAAAAGAAAAAAAATAAAAAGAAAAAAATGATTAGTAGATATTAACATTAGGTGTAATCATTTTGATGGTTGGGTATGGTTGGAGGGTTAAAAGGAGATAAATATGCCAAAAGGTAAAAACAAAAAGTATAGTAAAAAACAAATGAAGATAGCAAGAATGGCTGCTCCATTTGATAAAATAACAGGTGCTGATTTTAAAGCACTAAAGAAAAAAAAAAGGAGAAAAATATAATGAAACAATTAACTAAAAGACAAAAAGATGCTTTATCAAGACATAAAAAACATCACACTAATAAACACATGGCTATGATGAAAAAAGCTATGAGAAAAGGTAAAACTTTTGGACAAGCTCACAAGATGGCTATGAAAAAAGTTGGCAGATAGAATATGAAACAAGTAATTCTTGATGCGTTAGAAAAAAGATATGAAGCTCAAATATCTGAAGCTGATGCCACTATAAAAATTTATTTTAACAATAGTGTTGGAATAGGAGAACACCCACAACATATTGATGAAATAGACAAAATGATAGGAAAAATTGCAAATGCAGAAGAAAAAATAAAAATATTAAAGGAATTTAAATAATGGCAAAATTATGTGCAAGAGGTAAAGCTGCTGCAAAACGTAAATTTAAAGTTTATCCTTCAGCTTATGCTAATATGTATGCTAGTGCAGTTTGTTCTGGTAAAATAGTTCCTGGTGGTCGAAAGAAAAAAAAAGCTAAAAAAAGAAAAAGATAATGTCAAAAGGTTTGAGATCATGGGTAAGAGCTAATTGGGTTGATATAGCAAATCCTAGATCGGATGGTTCTTTTCCTAAATGTGGTAGATCAAAAGGAGAAAAAAGAAGAAACTATCCTAAATGTGTTCCTGCTGCAAAAGCTAGATCTATGAGTCCTTCACAAAGGAGAGCTGCTGTATCAAGAAAGAAAAAAGCAGAAAGAAAACCTAGAAAAGGCAAACGACCTAACTATGCAAGAACCTAAAAAAAATTTTAGGTCTGACGAAAACAGATTTATATATAATAAACAATTTAAATATCTAAGAACCCCTACAGACATCTGGCAACAATTGTCTAAAGAATTTAATTTTACTATTGATTGTTGTGCCTCAGATCAAAATCATTTATTACCAAGATATTACACAATTGAAGATGATTGTTTGACTAAAGATTGGTCAGGAGAAATTGCTTATATACACCCAATGTTCGATGGTAAAATAGGTAAGTTTGTAAAAAAAGCATATAATACAGATAATTTTATTGGTGTTTTTTTATTACCAGCATCAACACATACAAAATATTTCCATGACTATTGTTACCATAATCCTAATTGTGAAATAAGATTTTTACGAAAACCAGTAAAAGGTTTTCATTTTGGACATGATGATGGCACAAAAGATGACCCAAATGCTCTTGGATATTTAAAACCATTAATGATATTGATATTTAAAAATGGCAAAAAAAACATGGAACAAAACAAAAAATAGAATTATAGTAGTTGGTGTATGTAAATATTGCCATAAAGAATTAATTAATACTGATAGCTTTGTAAGTTTTTATCCAAAAGGTCATGCACATTACGAATGTATGCGTAAAGCTGATGAGGATAAGACTTATGAGAATGAAAGTAAATTTGATTGGTGATTACTTGATTCTATTCTATTTTTTGCAAAATTATAATAATCTTTATCAATCTCAATTCCAATAAAATTTAAATTCATTTGTTTGGCAACTAATCCTGTTGTTCCTGTACCTAAAAATGGGTCAAGTATTATACCCTTTTTTAAACCAGATACTTTAATACATTTTTCAACTAATTTTTCAGGATATATAGCTGGGTGTTTTTTATCTCCAGTTATCTCTTTGGTTATTTGTTTAGTGGCTTTACTTTTGTAAGTTATATGCCAACAATTAGTAGTTGGTCGCCAATTCTTACCACTTCTTTTAAAATTTCTTTCAGCATTATTATAATCTGTATTATAAGGAACTCCACTAGACTCTAAATCTACTTCAGTATTACCATCTTTTGTAAAATGAAATAAATGTTCCCAACCATTTTGCAAATATCTTTTACTAGGAGTTGGTGTACTATAACCTCTAACATATCCATCAATTTCTACTGCTTTTGCCCATATAATATTGTTTTGTAATTTCCATTTTATATTTTCTGCTATTTTATAAGATGTAAATGGATTTATTTTACCAGATGATAAATTAATAAATAAATGTCCATTATCTTTTAAGACTCTACAACATTCGTTAAATATATTAATTAACCAATTAACATAATCATCTCTTTTATCTTTATAATTATTATAATTCATTCCAATATTATAAGGTGGAGAAGTTATAATTAAATTAATACTATTTTCAGGTATTGTTGGTAATACCTTTAAACAATCGTTATTAAATAATTGCATCAACTATCCCAAAACTTCATAGCATCTGTAAGATAATTTTCTTCCATTTCGTTTCGCCAAAAGTAATGGTCAAACTGTGGTTGAATATAATCTTTTACAACTTTAGGATCTGTGCTTATCTTCATTAAGTTTTGTCTTATCTTACATCTTTGTATTATCTTTGGTATTCTTTTTTCTAT